TGCGTGGATAAGTCGCTGCCGATCCTGCTGATCCTGAGCCTGCATCCGCAGTCGGCGGGGTGGCGTCGACGTTCAACGGGTGCTTGTGGTCGCGGTGTGGATAGGTCGCCGCAGTCCCCACCTCTCCTGTCCCCGTATCTGCCACCGGTTTGGTCGTGTCGAACGCCAAAGGATGGACGTGGGTGCCGTGCGCAGCGGCAGTATCGTTTCCGACAACTGCCGTTACTGCATCCTTGAGCGGAGTCACGTTCGAAAGGGAAACCCCGCCGGTTGCGGCAGCGGCTGCGACGATCAGGCGCCAAGGTGTCTCTTGGGACGGGGACGCCGTGCGCTCGAGCGTACAGCCGACTGTGACCAGCGTGTTGAGGATCTTCGAGACGGTGTTGAACCAGTCCATCGGAACCTGCACCATCGGTTCGCCAGGCTTGAAGTCCTCTTGTAACGGCCAAGACATGACGGAAGCTCCTACGTCGGGTTGTTGATCCAGCTTCCAACGACGAGAGAAACGGACATCTCCGTCCGCACCACCTTGTACGCGTCGGCCTCATTCATGCGCTGCACCTCTGCGGATGAGCTTGCCGATACCACGTCCCATGCGTCGAGGGTCTCGCTGTTCATGCCGCCGGCCGTCGCGCACGCGGTGGCCCGAGTGTAGGTCATCGCCCGGTACTCGCTGACGGTCGTGGTGATGGTACGGGTCAGCACCCGGTAGTCATACGTCCGGTGCTGGTTCTCTTTTGTGACCGCCCTTCGTACGGAGACGATCACAGGAGTAGGAGTGGAAGAAAGCCATCCCATTTCACGTCCCTCATTTCGATGTAAGAAGCCGTTTCAGCATGGACTCGAGTCCAGCCGTATTTTTCTCGATGGCGAGCAGGGCCTGCTGCGCCCGGTCTTGCTCTTCGCGTGCAAGCGCGACGCGGCGCACGGACTCTTCGCTGTCGGTCAGCCGTTTGGTGGTTCGCCAGTCGCTCCGGTCGTTCAGCTTATCGAAGTCCTTGGCGTACTGCTTCTCAGCCGCGGCGTTGGCCTTCTCTTCGGCGAGCTGTCGCTTGAATGACTCAGGGTCTCGGTACCAACCCCAAGCCTGCTGGGCCGCACTGTTGGCGCGGGAGAGCCTATCACGCGCGTTCGCCTCGCTCTGTGCGGAGATCTGCGCCTCTTCGCGGATATCGTCGACACGGGCCTTGTGCTCATCTTCAATCTGTTTTTTCGCAAGCTTGTCGCGCTCGTCGGCCTCTTTCTGCACCGCCTTTTGCCGCTCCTCTTCTTCCTTTTTTACGGTTTCAAGTTTGCGCTTTCTGTCGACCTCGTCTTGGGCTTTTTTCAGATCGGCAGCGATCTTTGCCTTCTCGTCTTTGTCTGCCTGCTCTTTTTCGGCTTTTGTTTTAGTCTTCGCTGCTTGATCGGCAATGGCTTTGGCCTTTATGGCATCATCAGCCTTCTTCTCCTCGGCTTCCATTCGCTTGTTCAGCGCTATTCCGCCGTCAGGATCTCCAAGAGCGCTTTGAATCTTACCGCCAAAATACCCCGTAGCAGTGCCAGATTTATAACCGGTTATCGCGCCTGAAAGCCCACCACCACCAGCAATAGCCCCCGCAGCTCGCGCGACTCCCCGTCCAATACCGACAACATCTGACAAGCCGCCTTTCTCATAGATGAACTTCACTGCCGAGGCCGTCCAACCTGCCGCCGTCTTGACCATCTCAAGGGCCTTCACGGCTCTCGACGCCCAAACGGAGACGGTCCCGTCCGCTACCAACTTGTCGAGTGCGTCGGAAAGCGTCAGGATTCCATCCTTTGAAGCGTCCTTGAATGATTCTCCGAATGTGCGGATAGCGGCTTTCCAGTTGTCGTTTAGCGTGCTGATAAGGCCGTCGCCTGATGTGGCGAGCTGCTCCATGCCTCCCTTGAACGTGCCAAGCCGCGCCTCGAGGACGGCCCAGACTTCGGCGTTAGAAGCGCCTGCCGCCTGAAGCTCTTCCATTTTAGAGCGGACCTCGGGCGTGATGATTCCCATCTCCTGCAAGCGCATCGCCGCCTCGCCGAAGGGCTGACCACCCTTGATCATCGAGTATGCGCGGCCGACCCAGAAAGAGACCTCTTTCATGTCGCCACCAACGGCCGCAGCCGCATCACCGACCAGCTTCAGTGATCCCGTAGCGCCCAGCGCACCATTCGAAAACACATGCAATTGGCGACTGGCGACAACAGCGTCCTCCATGCTGAAAGGGGTCTTTGCCGCAAACTCGGCAAGCTCGGCCATGCGAGCCTTTGCCTTGTCCATGCTGCCCATGAGCACAGAAAATTGCACCGTAAGCGTTTCAAACTTGAAGGCCTCTTTGACAGCCGACCAGACGGCTGAAGCTCCGGCCTTTATAGCCCCTGTCGCCATGTCCCATGCGGCCTTGATATTGGCCATCTGGGTCATAATCGCGCCAGCTGAAGTGCGCGCCCCCTCCTTTGCGGACTTGTTGCCATCGGCGGTCTTGTCCAACGCTCGGATGATGTACTCGAGAACCTTCATTGCGTCGGCTCCTGTGGCTGGTGCGCCTTGATGATCTCGGCTTTGGCTTCAGCGAGTTCCTGCAGGGCGATGTTGAGCGGATCAAGCACGGAGGTTCCCACCGATCCGCCGGCCCTTGCGATCATGACAGACCGCGCCCGGTGCCAGGCTCTCAACGTCGCCTCCTTGGACATGTCCCATAGCCAGTGATCGCAGGCGATCCCGGAGACGGCCTCGATCTCGCCGACGATCTGTTCCCAGTCGATCTTCTGCGGGTTGGGCTGTTTCCCGTCCGAAGGCTTGGCGGCCGGCAACACCTCGTCGAACGCCGCCTCAAGCTCTTCGCGCGTGCAGGTCAGGGATTCGGCCCAGTTGCGGATGACCTTTTCAGCACTCTCGCGCCCCAGCGAGGCGGCGCGCATCATCTTGCAGTCGCGCCCGTTGGCCAGAGCGAAGCCCAAGGCCATCGTCATGCGCTCTTGGTTGTCGTTCCACCACTTGGCCGCATAGTCCTGATACCAGACAGCCGCGCCGATGGTGAGCGGCCACAGGAAGACACCGCTGATGCCAGCTCGCACAGGAATGCCGCACAGGTCGCTGCGTTCACCTTCGCAAGGGCACATCACCCGCTCGCAGAGGCGTACAATCCAGATCGCCTCCTCGACGTTGGGCTCTACGCCCCAGCGCTCACGGAGTTCCCGAAGATGCTGGTGCGCGAGCGGGTGAAGTGTCGGTTTGCAGACCATTACGCGGCCCGTGCGAGATGGCGGGTGAGCGACAGCTTGCGGGTGTTGACGGCGGTGTTGCCTTCCGGCGTCCCGTCAGTTCCCGTGTGCCAAACGGCCGCGATGGTGATGTCCGCGCCCTCGGGCACGCCGGTGAATTCGAGATCCAGCGTTTCGACGCCGTCATGGTTGTCGCCGGCCAGCCAATCACCCGCGCCGCCCAACTCGTCGACGTGGGTGCAGGATAAGCCGAACGACAGGGACCGCATCCCGACTCCGGCCGCACTGAGCGCGAACATGACGACGGGTGTCGGCGACGTGTTGTCGCTGAGCGTGGCCGGGATGCCGAACTGAGCGGGGAATACGATGGGGGATGCGTATTCGTTGCAGCTGTCGGCCGCGTGCGTCGACGCGCCGGTGTGCTTGTGCATCGTGACGGTGAGGCTCGGGAACCCGGTCGGGTTGTAGTCGAGCTTGACCGTGTCGAGGTGGTAGGTGCTCGCGATGATGCCGACGCGCGGCAGAGTGAGGTTGCCGGAGACGCCAAAGCACTGATAGACGGCGGTCACCGTTGTCCGGGAGTTGTGCGCTTTCCAAGCGGCCTCGTCTCCGTTCGCGGCCAATCCGCTCGCGCGGTCGGTCTGGGTGTCGGGCGTGGCTGTCTGCAAAATCCACGCGAGATGCGCGGATTCTCCCGTGAGGGAAAGCAGAGTATTGATGCTGATCGGGTCGGTCGGTGTGAAAAACGTGGTGTTGCTGGCCATGGGCTGGTCTCCTTTGCCTATGGCCGAATCGTCAAACCACCATATTCGCCTTACCGCCGGTCGCAAACACCAAGTCCAGCGTGATGCGAAGAATCCAGACGGTGACCGGCGCCTTCTCGTTCGCGACCTCTACCTGATCGGGTTGGATGTCTCCGACCTCACGGACGCGCAGCAGCGCGATGTTGGAGTCTTCCTCATTGATGAGGGGAAGGCCCCCGATGACGCGCATGGCCCATTTTTGGCAGGCGTCACGCTTCAGAAACTGGCACTCGGCATAGTAGGGGATCGCCATGGACGGCAGATCCGGAGCCAACAGCGCCTCTTCGCCGGTCTTCAGCGGCAGCCCGGCGAAGTGCCAGGCGTTGATCACGCCCGGGTTCTTCCCGAGAAAAGCGCCTTTGTTGTCCTCTGCCCCGGTCTTCAGGCACAGATGCGCGAACGCCGCGCCTTCTGCCTCGGCCCAAGACGTCTCAAACGATGTCGGATTGATCATAGTTCCACCTTTTTCAGTTCATGGTCGATTCTCTGCCCCACCTTTACGGCGTTGGCGTCAACGGCCCGCTCGATGAACTTCTCGCCGACGCCCTGACCGGTAGCGGGCTTGCCGCGGCTGCCGATGCCGAGGTTCTGCCAGGTCTTGTAACGCTCGTCATGGATGCGCTTGGCGTACTTGCCGGCCTCAGAGTTTGCGGAAACAAACACGGAGCCTTCGAGCTTGGAGGCGTCCACGGCAAAACTGATCGAACGTTCCAGCCCCTGCGGCTTGGCCCGCGTGGTGGCTGTGGGCTTCTTCCGGCCTGACGTGTCGCCCTTGGTCTTGCGTTGGGCGTTCTTCTGCCTCTGCAAGGGGGAGCGGGGCGCGTTGCGCACGGCGTCCTTGTGGACAAGGAGCGTCCCGGCGCCGAGTCCGCGCACGGCGGCTCCCTTGACCTGCTGGGGCAGCCGGTCGAACGCCGCCATAAGCTCATCCAGTCCCAGAACGTCTGCCATGCCTATGGCCGTGGGGTCAAGAGGGCTCCGGACGCCGTTACCCCTGTCCCGGCAAGGGTACGGGGTTCCCGGCGCTTCCTACGCGATCCTGACGCGTCTGGCGGGGTGCCGGGGCTCAGGGTGTCCGCAGTCGGCGTGCCGGGTGTTTCTCTTCCCAGAAAAAGGCCGCGCACGCACGCCCTAAAAGCGGGCGAAGCGTAAGGCCCCTTTTTCTTCTATACACTCTCCCTTTAGGGGAGTGTATTAGTCTGTCTATTTTTTAGACAACGTGACAGTCTATAAATTAGACAACGTGACAGTCTATAAATTAGACAACGTGACAGTCTATAAATTAGACAACGTGACAGTCTATAAATTAGACAACGTGACAGTCTATAAATTAGACCGTCAGACGAACGGGTTGTCCTCTTCTGGTTTCTTGACGCCTTTGGTCTGTTTGTTGATCAAAGGGCCGGCAGGGTGGATTGTGCGTCGGAGTGCCGTTCGGAAGTTACCCGAGTCGGCGAAGGACACGCTTTCAAGCATCCCAATGCGTGCGAGCAGCTTAGTCGCCTTTCGGACAGTATCCCGGCTTCCCATACCGGGTATCGTGGTTTTTAAGTAACCGTCAGACATCGTGAAGGTATTCTCGCCTACATCTTCCGCCTTTTTTATCAGCGCGTGCCAAACGGCCAGAGCTTTCGGCGCCATGTGATCCCCGTCGCCAAGTATGCGGTTCGCGTCGGCCTCGTAGATCCCGACCCAGCGGCCTCCATTATGCGGAGGTTTGGCGGCCTTCGGCGGCTTGGGCCGTTTGGCCTTATCGGGACGCTCGCGCTCGGCAGGTGCGTCGTCCTGAGGTGAAGGTTCAGCCTGAGGGGGCGGCGCATTCTTCATCTTTTCTTCGTAAGCGGCCTTCTTGCGTTCGGCGTTTTTGCGGATCATCTCCGCAAGGACTGCCCCGGGATTTTCATCATGATCCATTGATAGCCTCCTTGATCTGCCGTGCGCAGCGGGCGCACAGCCGGGTTGTGGAAAGCTCCCTGAACGCGTGACGCGCCCCGACCGTGCGGCAGCAGGGGCAGAAGGCGAGCGCGCGGGCGTGGCCCTTCGGAACGCCGTCCTTGAAGCCGCCGAGAAAGCGGTTCAGCCGCCTGAGTTCCTCTTTCAGTTCAGCCTTGCGCCTCTCGGCCAGCAGGCGTTCGTGGTAGAGGTCATACGGCATCGCGGCCCCCTTCCGTCTGTTGACCAAAGTGCGCCCGAGCTTTGGCGAAAAGCTCTTTTCGCTCGGATTCTGTTAGGCTTTTGTCTTCAAGATTCTTTATAAAAGCCCAAGCCGACTGGTGCCAGCCGTTGATCATAGTGTTCGCCGCGATGTCGGCGGTTTCGAAACTATTATGACCTTTGAATGTTTTCAACAGCTTGGCGTTTTCGGGCGTGAGGATCACAGCGCGGCCCGGCTCGGTGTGCTCGATCACCTCGACGCACATGGCGTGGATCTCCTCGTAGTCCTGATCGTCCAGTTTGAGGTGGAACAGCGCGACTTGCGCGTGCATGGCCAGCCACTTCGACGGCGTCATGTTCGCCTTGCGGCAGTAGAAGGCCAGCTTCTGGGTGTCGCCCAGCCCGAGCGTGACGCGGACGTTGAAGGTCCGGCACTGCGGGTTTGTCCCGCGTTTGGGGCGTTTGGCGAGGATCTCGGTTAGATAAGCCTCGACGGCCTCGACCGTGAGCGCGTCATGTTGAGTCTGGATAACGGCGCCCTTGCGGACGCGGGCGGTTTTCGCTACTCTCTTGCTCATGTGAATCACTCCCTTGCTGGGTGGTTCGCTAGGGGCCGGTTCTGGTTGCTGCCAGTTCCGGCCCCGCCTCTTTTAAGCAAAAACCCCCGCCGATTCCGTATTGAGCCGGGTACCTAAATACCGCGCACGAAAAGGGCAGGGGCAATTAACACATTAGGTTCTTACGGGGGCTCAATCCCGGCCTGACCTTCTCAGGCGACGCGAATGTTGGCACAAACGGGGCCTGAACGTCAAGCGAGTTTTCAGAAAAGTTTTCAGATTTTTGTTTTGGGCCACTTTTCGGGATGGTTGCTTGATCCTTACGGCTGTGCTACCTTTGTCCCGTGCCTGCCGAACGGAGGGTGTGAAAACGGCGAAAGCGCGTATCCCCCAAAAGACCCGGCAGGCACCTTCTCTTTTCACGCGGTTGACGCGGCGGGGTCCGTTTGGTATCTTGACGGCACTGGGCCAGTGGATAGGCCGGACACGCAACTGGGAAACCTGCCGTGCCGGAAAACCGACGCTGGCCCTTTTCTTTTTAGTCCAGAAGGTAGTGGTCGTAGTACCGTATCCCCGCGTTGGTCTCGCGGGCGAGAACGGCCATCCTGCGCGGCTTGCCGTCAATCGCGACGGTGCTCTCGAACACGTGGACGGCCTTGATTTCGGGCCTGTTCTCCCGGTCGGGCTCCGTGCGGTGCGCGTCGGACGCGGCCAGCGCCTCGGCGACATGCCGGATGGACGCCGACTTGGTTTCTGACGGGTGGAAGTGCAGCGCGTGCTTCGCGCCCGAATACGACAGGACCACTTCGAGACCGTCAGTCCCGGTCCTGAGGGTCTGGCCTTTGAAAGTCTCTTTCGCATACGCCAGCGCTGATACCTGCGCGTCTTTCGCGTGCGCCTTCTTTTTCAGGGTCTCTTCGCTCCGCACCGTCTGCTGTGCCTTTGGCGCGGGGTCTGGCGCGGGGTCTGGCTTCGCAGCCGCCTTGTAGCCCAGCGCTTCAAGCACGTCCTTGGCGGTAGGATCACGCGGCACGCGCACCACGCCGCCCGCGCTTCCCTTGCGCCAGCCGGTGGCCTCGCCCTTCTTGACCGTCTGGAAGCTGGGCACGCCGCCCTTGCGGATCGCGTCCAGCGCCTCGGTGGGCAGGGAGCGGGCAGCGGTGGCAGCCTCTTCGGAGAGCGTCCCGGCGCGGATCACGCGCTCAAGCCGGTCCGCAGTGACGGCGCGGTCGGCGTTCTCTGGCGTCAGCCCCTTGTCGGTGTAGCGGCTTTGATCGATAGCGTCCTTCTGTTCCTGCATGGCCTTGCGGTCGGCCATTTGCGCGGGCGTGGGCTTGCCTGCCTTGGACTGGCGGGCGATCTCGTCGGCGTCGAACAGTTCGTCAACGTACTCGGGACGGTGGGTGCAGTTGGGGTGGAACATGCCGGCGGCGCGGGCCTCTTCAAGCGTTGGGAATTTCTTGGATTTGCCGGAGAGTTGTACGATACGGCCCTCCCATGCGGCGCACACGGGACAGTCCGGATCTCCGTCCTCGGATATCTTGGCGAGGTTGAACCCGCTTTCTGTGAGCGTGTCGGTATAGGCGTCGATGGAAACGCGCTGGGCGTTGGTTCGTACGAGCATTTGCAGATAGGTGGCGTTGTCCCAGGCGCGGCCCGAGCGGTCGCGGAATCTGAAGGCGTTGGTGTCCCCGGCCTTTTCGTTCCACTGCTGCTGCAAGGCCTTCTGCATGTCGTTTGCCGTCATGCCTTGAACAGCTCCCTGCCGGAATACGTCAACGAAGGCTGTCCGCAGTTGCCTGACCGCCTCAGCGCTCATGTTCTCGGTGAAGACGGCCGCAAGGTTCTTGCCGTTGCCTGGCCGCACGAGATCAAAATACCGCTTGGTGCGCGCCGGGTCGTAACGGATGACAGGATCGGAGCCTTTCGCCTCGATCTCTTCCACGGCCTGCCCGTGCGTGTCCTTGGCTATGCCCTCAATCAGTTCCTTGAGCTGGGCGTCAATGCCGTCCGAAAGTGTCTTGAACCGTGCCGCGACCTCGGCGTAAAGCTCTTCGCGGGTCTTGGCACTGGTTGCGATGTCCTTCTTGGCGGCGATACGGGCGATGTCCCCCGCGATGTCCTTCTTGGCCTGCTCAAGCGCCCGGATCAGCGCGGCGTTTGTCTTGGACGTGCGGGACTTGAGTTTGGCGAGTGGATTGTTCGGCTTAGAGGGCATGGATCACCCCCTGATGACTGCCGCGCCTGTCCATCCGAACCAGCGTAAGGCTTCGGGAGAGAGCACGGTGAAGCTGTTGTCGCCCGGTCCTGTCTTACCAGCCGGATCGACTTGCCCGGTCAGTACCGGCACAGGATCGCTGCCTATGGCGTCCGCAACCTGACCGTGTTCAAGCATCCACAGGGCCTGCTCATAGACGGCGTACTCGTCGCGCGTGCGGTCACCCTCGACATAGGCCTCTTCATCGTCCTTCATGGCACGCCCCAGCGCACGCGACAGCATGCGGCGGGCTGCGGCGATGGCTCCGCGCCTGTGAGCCGATCCGAAAGCGGCCCAGATCGCGGCCTTGTGGTGCGAACTGGCTGAAAAGAAGACTTGGGCATTCTCGAACGAGATCATGGAACCTCCAAGAAAAACCCCGGTCACGGGTGGTGACCGTAACCGGGGCAGGAGTTTGTATGTTGTTTGAGCGGTTACTTCGCGGGATCGCCGGCGGGCGGCGTTTCACCGGAAGGGGTAAGATCACCGGCAGGCGGCTGATCGGCGGGAGGATCACCGGCAGGCGGCTGAACCTCTTCGACAGTCGGTTTGCCCGTCTTCCCGCCAGCCTTCTTAGCCACCGAGGCCACTGCCTTCGTCAACGCGGCGTCGGCAGCCTTGCGGCCACGTTCGCGGTTGGCGCGGTAGAGTGAAAGGGTCGCGTTTTCTTTTGCCATGTGCTGCGAAGTCCTTACTTGTACAGCTCGCCGACGAGCTGGAAGGCGCCGTTGGTCGCAGTACTGAACGACGTGTACACGACGGTTCGCTTGACCACGTACTGCGAGAACAAGGCGGTCAGGTTAGTGGACACCGCGCCGCTGGTCAGCTGGATCTCCGCAGTGGTGTTGGTATGCACGGTGCCGAGCGCGTCGTCGTAGATCCAGAACACCGTGACCGTCCCGTTGTCGGGATAGGCCCCCCACACGTTCAGCCACAGGGGCTTTGCCGTGTAGTCCTTCGACAGGCTGGCCGAAACGATCTTGGTCGTCGGAATCGCCTTGTCCATCGACACGACATCGTTGGCCAACGCGCACGGGGTCGCGATGAACCCCGTCGAAAGCGCCATCGCGCCCATCACGGCCGCGACCATCATCACAGAAAACAGTTTTTTCATGTCATTCTCCGTTTGGAGTCCAAGGTTTGGCGGGGGCCGCCCGGATTTGGCGAACGGCCCCCGCTCGGTTACGCAAGCTTGCAGATCAGCTTGACGACGCGCACGTCCTTCTGGTCCCAGACGCGGGTCCAGTTCGCGACCGCTTCCAACTCGGCGTTGGTCGGCGTCGCGCCGGCGCAGGAAGCGGCGTTGTACTTCACGCCGCGGATGTGGCCGATCCACGCCTGACGGGTGATCAGCACATCGTTTCCGGCAAGAGCCTCGCGGGTGGTCTCGAGAGGCGTCTTGCTGGGCACGTCGTTCAGCGCGACGGCGCCGCGACCGAACAGGAAGATTTCGGCCTTCTTGGTCGCCGCATCATAGACGCAGTTGTCGTCCATCACGACCGCGCGGCCGTTGTACGACGCCAGCCCCGCCGGGGTATCGGCAGGCTTGAACAGCTGACCGCCGTTACCCGCGATGTTCAGCACGGTCTCAGCCGCGCTGTGCATGGCGATGGCCGTCAGGTTCTCCTTGGCGTCACCCAGCAACTGCGCCGCATAAAGCAGCGTGTCCTTGCCGAGGATCGCGTCATCGCCCGTCTCGCCGCTGATGTCCAACACCAGGTCGCCGGCGTTGTTGGCGATGTTGGACGCGAACACGCCCTTGAGCGTGGCGAAGATCGCCTTCTGCTTCTGGCTGTTCCAGTAATCGGCCAGACGCTCGGCAATGGTCTTCATCGGGTCGTCACCGGCGATCTCAGCCGCGAGATCGTTGGAACCCCACGCCTTGCCACGGCGCAGCGCGACCGCGACATCCTGCCCGGCGGTGATCGCACCCGCGACCAACGCGACGGTATCGGACAGGACGGAGGCGTCGCCGCTGATGCCGTTCCAGTAGGGCAGGTTCACGAGCTTGCCTTCCATTGCGGCGGCGCAGCGGGCGGCGATGACCGGATCAGACGCGGCGATGCCGGATTTGATCAGGTTGGACCGTTCGGTCGAAGCCTTGAGGAAGTACTTCGCGAACACGGTGTTGAACACGATGTCAGTCAGTTTCGTAACGGCCATTTAATGGCCTCCTTTCGCGGATCATTAATCCAGTTGGACACCGGCCGCTGCTGCCAAACCCTTGGCCGCGCTGGGGTCCTTCGCATAAATCGCCATCTGTTCCGTCAGATTCTCGCTGCCCTTGGCCCAAGGGTTCTTGCCTCCCGTGGGAGACGATGGATCTCCGGTTTTCACGCCAGATCCCGAACCTGGAGCGGCGATGACACCGGGATTCTCCGTCTTGAACTTCTCGAGAGCCGCAGCCAGCGCGGTTTCATCCGAAACATCAACTCCGGTGAGCGTGGCCTCCATGAGCTGGAAGTACAGCTGCTCGCTGACGGTCTTCGGGGCAAGAACGATGCCGGCGGCTTTGGCCTTGTCGCGGATCAGCTGCGACCGGATCGCCGTGGCGGCTTTGGTCTCAGCTTCGGTCTTCGACTTGGTCAACTCCGCAACCTGCGCCTGCAAAGCCTTGAACTCGGCCTCTTTGCGTTGCGCCTCGGTCTGGTTTGCCTTGTTGGCGTCATCCTGCGCCTTCTTGGCAGCATCGGCCGTGTCCTGAAGCTTCTTCAGTTCGGCTTTGGCGTCTGCCGCTTCCTGCTCGGCCTTGCGGCGGGCTGCGGCGGCGGCGTCATTGGCGGCCTTGTCGGGATCGTACGCGTCGAGGATGGTTTTCTCCTCATCCGTCAGCGCCTCTCCCTTGCGGACCTTTGCCAGTACTTCTTTGATGGTCATTCGTGCTCTCCGGTTTCAGGGGAACCCGCCCCAGTCGGTTTTCTCTACATCCCAGATACGCCCTGAGAAGGCGGCGGTTCTTTCGTTGTGTCAATGGCCGAGGTGTCAAATCCTCGCTGTAAGCTCGTCGATCTTGGCGCCAAGCTTGGTCGCCATCACCGTGTCGCCTCCGTTTGTGGCGCGTTCACGGGCAAGGGCAAGCTGCTGAATGGCGAGCGGTATCTTGCCCGTCGTGTCATCCAAACCTGACCCGTCTCCTACGCTGGTAAAGTCGAGAAGCGAAATCTCATCTTGAGCCTGTGCCAAAAGGTCTTTGTCGTACCCGCTCAGAGCGGCCAGTACGCGCACGGCAGCGAGCAGCACCATTTTGCGCATGGAGGGCGTCACGTCTGGCATGTTGGCGATCAGCGTGAGCGCGGCGGCGTCGGATTGCACGTCAACCACGTCAAACGAGGTCGGCCACGCGGGCGCGTAGGGCTTGAACATCGGGTCTACGGCCTGCGACATGACGACGAGCCGCTCTTCGGCCTCCTGCAACACCTGGGCTCGGTGCTTCAGGGTGCTCTCGGTGTCGAGCTGGTCGAACTGCTTGCTCTCCGCAGTCTGGATCTGACGCGTCTCACGGTTGAACAGGGAGAGGCCGACCATGTCGAACAGCAGTTGGCGCTTGCGCTGGATCTCTTCCGGCAATGTCTTCTGGTCGGCATTGCTGGGCTGGATAAAGCGCGTGATGCCGCTCTCTTCGGCCCCTTCGACCAACGGCGTGTCGAGGCCGCGCACCAGTTCGCGCACGAGCTGCATGACCTGTGAGCCGGCAGACTCTCCCTGCTGCTCAACCAGACGCATTTCCAAGCTCTCAATAGAGGATCTTGCGATTACTAGTTGCGGAAACACGGCTTTAACTAGGCTCTCGACGTGCAGGCTATCCAAGTTCAGAAGTTGGGCCTGTAACGTCTCGACATCATCGAACCACCATGGTTCAGAGGAAGGCGTGCCGACCAGCACAAACGGAATTTCGGCCATGTCGGTCAGGATGATCGTATCGCCCAGCGTCTTCTCAATGCCGTCATCCGCACACCGGTACTGGGTGATCTCGATATGCCCGTCCACCTTGCGCCACAGCGTGCGGACGGCGTATTCATCGGACTTGCCCATCGGATCGGTGTTGTCGTAACGGGTGTCCTCGGTCAGAATCCACTCGAGGCGACCGTTCTCGCCCAAATGCCAGTCTGGCACGGAGGTTGACGGCCAGACCGACCAGCGGACGACGTCACGGTCGCGCTTTTTCTCTAGCAATGTGCGCTGACGGGCGATGCCGAATTCGTCTTTCAGCGACGCGGCCCGGTCAACCTGCACCCACAACCACTGAGAGGCGGTCAGCGTTTCGGACAACCCGACCCAGAAGTCATCAATGCCAGATCCGAACCCGTTGACGTTGCGAGCCCATTCCTCATCTACTCCCGTCCTGTCGGCCCGCTCCTTGAACAGGTACTGCGTGATCTTGCTGACCACACGGCCGGCATCGTTCACCAGTGCGGCCCGTTCCTTGCGTCCGACCGTGCCGGGGTCTATGACGGTCTGCTTCGATCCGCTTGCGACGGAGCGTTGCCCGAACCAAGACAGGTCGGACTCGTTTGGAGCCCGCCACAGGCGGCGGTCGACGTAACGACGGCCGCCTCTCGCCGCAAGCAGGTTCAGGCCGAGTTGCTGCGCCCGGGTGGAAACCTGCTTGTGCTGCCGAGAAAGGATGATTGATTGGTCTGCCATGACTATGGCCGAATCGTCAACAAACGAAGCCGCTCCCGCCGGTCGATGCCTGGGAGTGGTACATGACGGCCGTCGCGTCAGGCCCGTCGTCGTGCTTGCCATCCGGAAACGCGCCGAACTCGGCAAGCCACGTGTCCAGCCACTTTCCGCAGCCCGGCGCGTAGACGTGCACGAGCTTGGCGTCAAACGAAGGCTCGAGCGGCGCGAGTTTGGCGCTCTTGTCCCCCGGCAACCGGCTCGCCCGCACAACTGACACGCCCGACAGCACTGCTTTGAGCGTTGTAAAGGCGTCCTTGTACCCTCCGAACGCCTCAACATGCTGGGGAACGGCGTAACCGTCTGCCTGCGCCGTCGCCCGGATCAGCGCGTCGCGTGCTGGCGCCTCGTCTTGGCATGCCACGATTGAGCGCACCCATATTTCGCGCTGAATGGCGCCGTGCCCGAGGTGGATGTTGCGGATCAGCCCGCGAACACCCCATGTCCTATCCGGATCGTCGCCGTCACGCTGCTTTGACGAGCTGGCCAAGTCCCAGCCGCGCGTGTCGCGCCCCGCCGGCCACCCGTCCAGCGTGTAGTGCAGCACCACCTTCGAGGTGTCGAACCTGTTTCCGCCCTCGACCGCCGGTTCGCAGTCCAAGAGAGCGGCAGCCTGTTTGCCGAGGCTGGCCCTCTGCGCCTTGTACCACTCAGGCGGGAAGCGCTCTGGAAACAGGAAATCGTACTCACCTGGCTTCGATGCTGGAAATTGAAGCTCCTCGAACCTCGGGAAGTCGGGATTCTTGGCCATCTCAGCCTTGATCCGTCCCCGCAGGTCGTCGATGTGCCAAGGCGTGGCGCACACGATGCGGATCGCGGCCGGCGAGTTGGCGCGCGTGAGCAGGTCGTTACGGAAGCTATCCCACGTCGAATCTCGGTACGTCGCAGAGGCGGCTTCCTTGCGGTTCTTGCAATAGTCGTCCACGATCAGGAAGTGACCGCCGAAGCCCGTCAACGAACCGCCCAGACCTTGGGCCGTTACGATCCCGGCCGAGTTTTCCACCGACCACTGCTCGGCCTTGTTGCTACCTCGGGCCGGTTTGACGCCGGGAAAGAGCATCTGATAGCGGGCGCCCTCCATGATCCGCTTGACCCTCTTCGAGAATCCGCGCACCAGTGACACGCCGTAACCTGACATGATGCCGTCTGGTTGCCGGTCGGCGTTGACGCCCAGAAACCAAGCAGGGAAAGCTCTCGACACGATGTCGCTCTTGCCATGACGGAAAGGAACCTCGATTAGCAGGTACGTGGATATCCCGTTGCGCCAATCGTCGCTGGCTTGCGTCAGACGGGCGCAAATAGCGCGTGTGTGGCGTCCGACGACCAAGTCATGGGGCATCCACCAGCACCAGCGCAGAAAGGCCAGCAGGTCGCGCTTGGCAAGCCTTCTGGCCTTCTCAAATTTCGCCCGTTTTACGCTAAGTGCCATTGAGGATCTTGTCCAGTTCGGCTTCGGGGACATCTGCGGCAGGCGACAGGATCGGCTTTCCGTCCGCTCCCGTGATTTCCGACCGCTCGACGTACCCGCGATGCTTGCCCTTGCACTTCAGGTAGAAGCAGACGGCCCAACTCTCGCCGTTCGCGACGGCCTTCATGAGCGACGCCTCCGCGACATCCAGCTTCTTGTCGCAGATCTCCGTCAAAGCGGCCTGCAACTTGGGGCATTTGTCCACGCGCCGGCTGACCGTCTTGTCAGAGCATCCCAGGCGCTGCGCCGCAAGCGAGAAGAAGCCGCCGGTCGCACGCAGCGCCTTCTCGATCTGCTCGTCACTGACGCGCATGGCTTTGGGCTTGTTGCTCATCACCGATGGCCGTTTGGTCAATCAGGAAAATCGGCCAGGTCGCGCTCACGCACGGCTTTACGACCGGTGAACGCCTGCCAACGGCGCACGATCACGTCACAGTAACGCGGGTCGATCTCCATCAGGCGTGCTCTGCGTCCGTTACGCTCGCACGCGATCCCGGTTGTTCCAGATCCGGCGAAGAAGTCGGCCACGATCCCGCCTTTTCGCGTGCTGTTGCGGACCAGGTACTCGAACAGGTCGACCGGCTTCATGGTCGGATGCTCGCCGTTGCGCGTCGGCTTGTCGAAGTTCAGGACGGTTGTCTGCTTCCTGTCGCTCTCCCAAGTGTGCGCCGCGCCGTCCTTCCAGCCGTACAGGCAGGGCTCGTGCTGCCACTGGTAGTCCTGACGTCCAAGAACCAGCGCACTCTTGACCCAAACGAGGCACTGACGCACCTTCCACCCAACATCGAGGCGCGCGCCCCGGAAATTAAAGCCCTCGGAGTCGGCGTGCCAGATGTAGAACGCGGCCCCCGGGCGCATGACGCGGTCGGTCGCTGCGAACGTCTGCCGCAGGAACTCGCGAAAGAGCCCGTCCGACATGGAATCGTTCTCGATGGTCATCCGGTCGGCCGTCTTGCCCTCATAGGCGACGTTGTACGGCGGATCGGTCAGCAGCATGTCAGCCAGATCGCCGGCCATCAGCAGGGAAACGGCCAGATCGTGCCCGGAGTCTCCGCAAACAAGCCGGTGGTCGCCCATAATCCAGACGTCACCAGGGATCGTGACAGCCTGTTCTCGCAGCTCGGGCGCGTCGTCCGGATCGGTGAGCCCGTCTTTCGGCAGATCGTCGCCAAGATCGGGGAAGATGATGCCACATGATTCAAGCGTGACAGTGTCGAACTGCTCGGACAGTGCGCCGAAGTCCCAAGCGCCGGACAGGCCCTCGGGGGAATTGTCGATCAGGATGAACCGAGCGCGCTGCTCAGGCGTGATGTCACCGGCCCTGATCACCCAATCGTCCGGAAGTTCGGCCATTCCTAGCCCGATGCAGGCCTGAAGGCGCTGGTTCCCGCCGATCACCACGCCGTCAGCGTCGATCACGATGGGCCTGAGCCTCATGAATTCGGGATCTCGGGAAATGGAGTCGCGGAGTTTCGACAAGGCTTCGGGCGTGATCGTTCTAGGGTTGGTGGGGTTGGGCCTGATCAGCCCGAAGGCGCTTTTTAGTTCGTGCAATGGAGACATATCTCTGGCCGAAGCGTCAACCTTCAAGCCTGAGAAAACGGAAAGCCGGGTGTTTTTCCACGAGCTTTTTGACCCTTGCCGAGATGGCGGCCCGTGTCATGCCCTGACGTTTCCCTATCTGCGCCATGTTCTCACCGCGCATAAGACGTTGCACCAGATAGAATTCCAATTCCGTCAGCGATGTGAAGGCATAGGCGATTGAGCGTGCCGCCGTAACGGCCTCGCTCTCGGGCTTGTGATCCGAACGGACAGAGACCCGGTCATTGCCTAACCGGTCATGATCCACATCCTCAACGTCGATTTCTAGGCATTCTGCACGGTCAAACGGCCTTTTATGGCTCAAAGTGGCCTCGACTTCCCCAAAAGTCTGGCCGTCTGCCCCCTGGCTGGCGTTGATCGACAGGAACGTTTGCCCCCGGTGGTTGGTGTCTGCCGGCCCGTTGCAGGCGAGGCATGCTTGTGACTGCTTCCCGTTATCCGGGCACGTGTGACACTCAGGCATGCTGTGATCCTCCGTAACGTTTGATGTCCCATTGGCCGTCCTTACCCCTTTTCGCCCAGACGAACGTGAAGCACGGAAAAGCGGCGACGGCCTCCCTGAACGCGGTCAGTGCCCGACCTTGAGAACCGAAACGGTAGGAGCCCTTAACCTCGTGCAATTCTATCACGGGAATGCCGGAATCCG